AATGTATTTATCTTTCATAACTATGTTGTCATTTTGGTCACGATCTTCAACCTGACCATAATACCCAGTATGAAAGCAACTATCTTTTGCAATAGTGTCCACGTTTTCAAACTTGTTTTGCAAATGATAAGCCATCTTAATATCTTCGGGTGTGTAATGTCGGCTTACAATTTGTTGCATAAGTTTCCATGTTTTATCTTGCAAAGGTTTCATGTTTTCACGCAATTGAAAAAATTTTTCTTTCTCTTGCGTGGTTTCTTGTTCAAGATGTACTCGCATACGATTTGCGATCTTATTACGATACTCTTGATTTAGTCTTATTCTTGACATTTTTTTTTCCTCTCTTTCTTTTTATTAATTTAAAAAAATCTTGGACTATTTGCTTTTGTTCTTTCCAAGAATATTTATTTTGCATAAATAAAGTTTTATATTATCTTGACAATACTGTCAATAGGGATTATATAGGAGTTAATTCTTTAAGATATTTTAGCATAGCTGAATGATGATAAAAGAATTAAAAGTTTCAAGCGGTTGTCTTTCAATTTATTGCATACTCAACCGCTTGAGCTCTGGTCCCTGATCCCTTGGGTTTTTAGTTTACTCACGAGGGATCTGGGATCAGAAATATGAACAAAGCTTAATTGCATTGCGGCTAGCCTATACAATGCAAAGGGGTTTGCTCATATGCGTTCTATAGTAAGCGCATATGGGTTAATATGAACAAGCTTAGAGCTCTGGTCCTATTAGTGGTCACTTCGCATGCGAAAACAATGTGATCGTGAAGAGGACCAGAGCTCCAAACTTCAAGCGGGCGGGTGGGCCCACGAGCTCCAAGCTGCAAGCCTTAAAAAGAACACAATTTAGAAGTAGAATAAAAATAGAAAGCGAGGAAAAAATGGAAGTAGAACAATTAAAAAGAATAGCAGACATTTTAGAAGAAATTCTAAAAATAGTTAAAAAAGATATGGGGGTCAAATGACATTTAAATTGCACATATTAAAACCTGATGGCGCTGTCTCGTCATATGATTATGAGAAGAAACCAACATTCAAGGATATGTATCAGCTGGTGGGCTGTGACATGCTTCAGCCTTCGACTGCCTATCTTCCGAAATATTCAAATCGGAAAGATGGATATGTTGAATTTTATATGGATGAAGAATTTCTTTTAAAAAATCCAGTGGCGCAGGTGAACTCAGCGGTGACGTCCGCGTGGTATAACTGGCAAGAAAAAACTGGTCATATGGCTCTGCCTGGATCCAGGATCCACGGTAACGTGGCAGTGATACAAAAATGCCAATAATTTGGAATACTGGGCTCGCTGCAGAGCGGGCCCGCGCAAGAGCCCAGCAAGACGCGGCCCAATTCAACCTGAAGTTGAAGTTAAAAAATAAAAAGAAAAAGAGAGCCCCAAGCACCAAGCTTCAAGCTCCAAGCCCCAGAATGGCCACAATTAAAGAGGATAATAAGATATGAAACTTAAAAAATTCTTAGATAAAAAAACTCCCAAAGAAGAAAAAATAAAAGTTCTGGAAAAAATGCTGCAGGCAGCTAAAGCCAATGGCGGGACTGTCAGCATCGCAGGCGCCAGAAACATTATAAAGGAACACAATGAAACAAGTAACACTCAAAGTAAATAACATAAGCACGGGCCAATGGTCCACGCTGCTTCTGGAGCTCAACCTGATTGCTAAGTCATGGAAAAAATTTGGAGTTAAAATCGAGCTTCAAGCTCCAAGCGTCAAGCGCATCCTAGAAGCGGGTATGAGCAACAAGCCGCAAGCTCCAAGCCCGCGCCTTAAAACGAACACATTTATATGATATAGGCGCAACTAGAAAGATATAATGTTAATAAAAGAAGCAAAAAAAATAACTGGAGGACTGAGCAAGCCAGGCAAGATGCCTGAGGGCTCATATAACCTGCCAGCGTCCGCATGCAAGACTGGCGCCAAGCTGCGCAAAATTGCAGGGACCCCGTGCCATGGTTGTTATGCCTTCAAGGGCCGTTATAACTTCAGCAATGTACAACAGGCGCTGCAACGGCGACTGGCCAGCCTGAACCATCCACAATGGGTGGAGGCCATGACTGTGCTTGTTAAAAAGAAAAAGCATTTTAGATGGCACGACTCAGGAGATATCCAAGGCGTCGCGCACCTTAAAAAAATTTATGAAGTCTGTAATAATACACCAGGGACCATGCACTGGCTGCCAACACAGGAGCGGCAATACCTGCCGCTGGAGGGCTCCACGTATCCAGACAACTTAACTATTAGACTAAGCAATTCAAAAAATAATACGAAGCCTGGGAAGGCCTGGACTCATTGGTCCACGGTTGTGGACTCAGGCGGCGACTGCCCCGCGTCGAAGCAAGGCAACCAATGCAAGAGCTGCAGACGCTGCTGGTCTAGAGACATAAAACATGTCACATATCCTAAACACTGAACCATGGAACATGGATCAAGATCCTCAGGCCCCAAGCGTCAAGCGCCCAGCTGATCGAGCTCCAAGCCGCAAGCATCAAGCCCCAAGCAACAAGCCTCAAGCTTAAAGCCACAAGCCACAAGCTCCCTGATCCGTGAGCCACGGAAAAGTTTCACGAGCCTCGGACCAAGGGCCTCGGCTATGATAAAAGTATTGTGTGGATGCGCTACATGGAACGCAATTTGGTGTGATGAAAATTTGATTTTATTCCCTGAAGTAACTTTTAATTCGACAGTGAAAAAAGTCCCAAAAGCATTGTAGCCCAATAGATCAGGAGTGCCAAGTAAGCTAAGGTTTTCAATCCTTGTCCAGATAATTCTGGGAGTTTTGGTCTTAAGTTTTTTATATAATTTAGCTTCTGGACCCATGTGTTTTTTAAGGGAACACTAGTAGTCATCTTTGAGTTTCGTGGGAATAATAAGTGGAGATTTTTTTTCAGTTTTCATAACCAATCTATGAGCAGAATGCTGTCGATTATGACCTATGATTGGAACAGCATGTTCATGCACTTCCATTCTTTTAATTTCATGTAAGAAACCATTTTGTTCAACCATAATAACTGCATTCGAAATGGCATTTCCCTGACGACTACCATCAGACTTGGCTTCAGTAAATTTAGATAAAAATTCTTGTAAGTCTTTAACTCTCACTATAATCCTGCTTTCCGCACGTCATCTATTTTTTTATCTAACGTGTTGTGCATCTTCTTATTCTCTTCCTCTAACTCTGTCAATCTTATTTGTAATTTTCCATTAAGTTTTTGATGAGACTCATTTACTTCAAGAGCATTTGCTAAACCTTCTTCGAGTTCTTTAATTCTTGCCTGAGCTTTTTTCATCTCAGGTGAATTCATACCTATGCCTTTGACAATAGTCATTTCGCCCTGAGCTTCTTGTCTAAGTTTATGTTCCTTCGCATACTTATCTTTCCACGTCTCTATCTGTAATGTTAAATCTAAATCTCCTCTATCTTCCTGTTCAAACAAGTGAGGCTCATCTTGTTCTGCTCCTTCTCTGTCTTTTCTCATTTCTCCCATAATACATTTACCTTCTTTCATATTGACTTTTTATCAATGTTACCCTAAATTGTCAACCATGGGAGTTCCAAAAAGATTAACAGACATGCAAATGAGATTTGCCGAATTTATAGTATTCGGTGGACCTGAAGGACCTATGACTCAATCCGAAGCAGCAATCGCTGCTGGATACAGTGCTCAAAGATCACGACAGGAAGGATCTGAACTAATGAATCCTAGACTCAGTCCATTGGTTGTCCAGTATGTTGGAACACTAAGAGAGGAAAGAATTAAGAAGCACCAAATTACTTATGATACTCACCTGGCTGAACTAGCTAGACTTAGAGAAGCTGCTTTGAAGAAGAGTAGTTTTTCTGCTGCTGTGAACGCTGAGACGAATCGAGGCAAAGCAGGAGGACTATACATAGAACGAAAAATAATAAAGCATGGGAAACTAGAAGATATGTCAGAAGAACAACTAGAAGCAAAGATGAAACAAATTTTAGACGATTACGCTCCAATTTTAAATATTACCCCCCAACCTGCAAAATTAACAAATAAGAAGCCAAAAGTGTCATCAAACAAAAAGCCCCAACAATAATCCTATCGAGATTCCACATTTAATTTTTCCAACCTAGTTATGCATCCTGTAGGAAAGACATTCCGATCTGAATAGGCCTCATCCTTTTCATCATAACTGGCAAAAGTCCAAATGAATTTTTTAGTTCTTTTATACATATACGCAAACGATACCATCTTAGAACATTCAAACTTATCAAACTCTTCGCGCGTGGCATGACCACCATCCGCAGTGATATCAACCCAAGAGATTTTATAGAAATAATATCTCTTCTTATTGATAATGACATGTCTATATTTTGATTTCTTCCTTTGCATATAGTACTAAATACCACAAAACAGGTTAGCATAAACACATTTATGGCCCGTACACCCCATTCAACGACGTTTTATACGTTTTATAAATTTGTAAAACGTCGTACATTTAGCTAGTAATACCAACACAAATCATCACTTTTAACGTTTTACACTCTATTTGAAATAAAAAAAATTTTAAATCAATTTCATGGCTATCAGTACTATGTGTAAAACGTAGTGCCTAATTTGTGCCATAATGATGCCTTAATGTTGCCATCTTTTCTGCAGCAAAAGCGACTTTAGCCAGTAGTTTATCGATATCGCCAGTTAGATCAAAGTGCCCTGGTACAACATCCCCTTTTAAAAGGGCGTCAATCTTAACCAATGCCTCATCTTGATCGGCTGCATAACGGGCTAGTAGAGCTTTCGTTACTCTTTCCCGTGTGGTGCCTGCTTCTCTTGTCATTTATCCTCCTTTGTGGATGCCAACTCAGCCTAGAAATTAAGGGTAATCCGCAAACTGAGTCAGCTTGTTACAGGATCCCATAAACCCTGATGATGTGCGGTCCCTAACTTTTAATTTTGTTCTCTTCGAATTTTGCTAAGAATTCCTTTTTATTTATTTCGTAATATTCATCTAATCTTTTTAAAAACTTATGCTTCCATTGTCGTAATTCAGGCCCTTGAAACTTGAATTCTTGCAAATATAGGTCAGGAGTACATACCATTATAATCCCTTGTTCAATACTAGAGCCATGAATATAGTCGTGGGCCATGGCATATGCAGCAATCTGCATATAATAGTCATCAATCCATTCTTTTCGCTTTGGACTATTTGCCTGTTTAAAATCTACAATTGTTTCCATTTCATTATGTATACACACCAGGTCCGTGCTCCCTGCATAAAGGCCAGGATAGTACAACGTTACTTCACTCCCGTAGTATTCATCAATAGGAAGTAAAGCATTTTCAATAATCTTTGTGGCCATGTCTTTTGCTTGTTGACCCAAAGACGTCAGGTCTTCGTACCCTTTCTGAAGAATAAAGGCTTCAATATACTTGTGCATAGAAGTCCCTCTCTTTGAAGCAACATTCTTAATCACTTCAGCCTGCTCTTCACCCACTTTAGCCTTCCATTTTTTGATGAATCCCTGGTCCTTGGTCCGTGATAAAATAGTCGTGACACTGGGTAGTTTCATACCCTTAACGTCATACGTTCTACTTCCCTCGTCATCGGACCTCGGAACATGGACATAATTATATCTGTCGTTCTTTTTCATTAAAAACTATTTTCTAGTTTTTCTTTTTTTAGTTTTCTTAGCTTTTTTCTTCTTAGTCTTAGCTTTAGCTTTTTTCTTTTTAGCCATAGTCGCCTCCTTTTTTAATCGGTTATAATAC